ATAGTATAAATTCTTTTGCAGGAGAAAAGGCACTTAACGCTAGCGCTAATAAACTCTCAAAAGCCAAATCTATGTTAGAAAAAGGCGAAGATGAAGTTAAAATTTGGCAAAGCACTGGGTGGTATAAAGACAAGGACGGAGCGTGGAAGTTTGAGATAGATGATAACCCAGCTAAAATCAAAAATCAAAACGCAGATAAGTTAGGCGACCTGCTAGAGCATAAAGAACTATTTAAGGCATATCCTGAGTTAAAGGATATAAAGATTAAAAAGATAATCGACGAAAAGGGAGAAAACCTAGGATATTATGACCCTAACAAAAAAGAGATAGGCATAAACAACATAGGCGATAAATCTACGCTTATGCACGAGGTGCAACATGCCATACAAGACATTGAGGGTTTTGCGAAAGGTTTGGGCGCGAAAGGTGAAAACTACCGCCTAAGCCATGGCGAAGCCGAAGCCAGAAATGTAGAGACTAGATTAAATTTAGGTGATAAATTTAGAGTAAAAATAGTAAAAGATAATAACCAAGTTGGTGATGATTATCATACTTGGATAAGGGACGAGAGCGACATAAAAACGTTTAAACAAGCTTACAATGACGATGGCGGAGGAGACCTTACCCCTGATTTTACAGAAGCTATGGCAAAAAAAGCTATTGATAGTGGTGAAATAACTGTATATAGTTCAAGACCTATAAAAGCAGGTAATTTTGTGACGCCTTCAAAAATGGAAGCTAAAAGCTATGCTGGAAGTGGCAAGATATATGAAGAGAAGCTAAATTTAAACGATGTATCGTGGATTGATGCATTGCAAGGTCAAGTAACTAGAAATAAAGATATACACCCGCATGAGACTTTTGACGTAAATCCAAACGAGACATTTGTAAGTAGAGAAGATGGAGTAAATTTTAGGCAAAAACTACCTGAGTTAAAAGAAAAAAGAGGCATTTATAATGTCACATATAATGGCAAGTTCTCAACTCCAGTCTATAAGGATGTAGAGAATGTAGAGGGAGCGGTAAGATATGCGATAGGAAATAAAAACAAAGGGGCTAAACATATCGAGATAAAGCATTTAGAAGA